ACCAGGCGAACTACACGGACGGCACGAACTGCGAAATCCGCACAGACAGCGGCGAGCCCTTGAATGTGCTCGCGGTGATTGCCCAAACTGGAATCCATGCCCGCTGACTTCACCTTCCGGCGCGTCGAATCCGACGATCATCCGTTCCTTCGGGAGTGGTGGAACGCGCACGCGCCGGGCACCGAGTTTCCCGCGGGCATCCTGCCTCCGCTGGGCGTGCTCGTAGTCGACGGCGACGGGCCTGTTGCGGCGCTCTGGTGCTATGAGTCCTACGGCGTCGGCGTGGCGTTCCTCGAATTTCCCGTGTCCCGGCCGGGCCTGTCCGCGGCGGTAGCGGCGGCGGCATTCCGCGGGGCGGCTGACGCGTGCGTGAAGCTCGCCGGGCAGTTGGTCG